CCTCTTCATTGAAGATGTTAACACCATCAAACCCGCCCTGTACAAATGTCGTGTACTTAAAGCATCTTCTGGTGCTTGGTGTTGCTAAATCTTTAGCAACATCAAATGCACGTCTTTCGCCGGCCTCAACAACGCTACCAGTTCTTACATATGCGAATTCATCTGCGCGGTTGTCATCAGCAACATCAGCAGTAGATGAAGTGACAACCGAAATATTTTCAAGCGTAAAGAGGTTATTATTAAACCTATCTGCGTCTACAACGCCTAGAGCAGCTGTATCCGCGGCGCCTGGGTTGCTTCCTGTTGTAACATTAACGTTGGCCGTTTGGAAGTTAGGAAGATATTTTGCCATGGCTGCGATTGAGCCATTCTTTTTCTGAGAGCTGTTTGGTGTTACTAACGAATCAGGCAGCTCAAACTGTACACCCCAGTATAAGTCAAAGTTGGTCGATGCTCCCAAGCCTGAACCTACACGCATATTGTCTCTAAAGGGCACAGGCGGCTCAACGCAGCGCTTAAGCATATCAGCATTAAAAGGCGCTAGCACATGTGTTACTTTATCAGTTGTAGTTGTAAGGGGATCACTACCAGATGTTATCAAATGGTCCGGGCCCCTAAAACCGACTGGTAACGCATCGGTTGGCACCTCTCCATTAAGGCTTTTAGCTGATAACTCAACTCTTACAAGGTGGGACTTGTTGGGATATGTACCATCAAGCTCAAGCTTCTGATTCGCCGTATTTCTGTCAAGGTTAAACTTTAAATGTTGATCACCGATCAGTTTTGCTATATAACGATCTGATCCAGGATCCATACTGCATGCTGTATACTCCTCAGACGGGAAGTCTGAATCTCCGATGGTATTATCAGCGTCAGCAAAATCTCTAATAGCTACATTAAATGTACCAAACTCATTGTTTAGATCATTAGATGGAGTAATGCTAGATATGCTTATCTTAATGTTATGGTTTGCATAATCACCATCATCTCTCGACACAATACGAAAGAGGTTGTATATGGTACTACCATATTTCTGAGATGTGAACCAAGGCGACTGAGGAGTTGCAAATCTATCTTCAAAGTTTGCATAGCTAGGAACAGTTGCTGAGCCAACATTTCGGCCTAGCGTTCCCGTTGTTAAGAAGGCAATACTCTCTAGGGTTGCTGGTGTACCATCAATTCCCCCGTTGTTTTCAAATACTGGGTTTATAATTCCGCTACCTGTTACCACAGTGTGGGCTGTAGGCATGTCATAATGAAGATATAGGTAATGTCCCTTTTCTTCAATCTTTGTAGGATCACGGTTAAGCTCTGTTCCAAAGTAGTTGTTGCTTTCGGCATCAAATGAGGCCGTGAGTGTTGTTGCAAATTCTCTTTCGGGGTCTCCCTTGTAGCCATTTAACAACATAACAAACTGTTGTTTAACGATTCCATTATGTAGAAGATTCACAGCGCCGGTGATTTGTCCGCGGGTTGGTTCTGCAGCTAAACCCCTGTCAGGTGCTCTATTATCGCCACCTGTGCTGGCTGAAAGTGTGGGCATTACACCAGAAGGGGCCATTAAAATGCCACGGATTATTGGGTGAGCATGGTTGCCTGTCATTCCAGCATCGCTAAGATACGTGGACCCGGCCGATTCGGACATATAACAACCTAAGAAATAGAGGCGTCCCAAGGGACCTGTATTCGCGAGCGGGTTGGCAGCAAATTGGCCTGTTGAACCGTTGGCCAATTCTTGTCCAACAACAAACCCAGCTCTATTTACGCTACCTTGGTTATTGCCAGAGGTTAATCGTTTTTTTCCATCGCCTATACCAAGTACCTTAAAAAAGGTTACCGCAGTTGCATTTCTTAGCCATTCATTTACAGCGTATGGTCCAAATTTTTTGCCGTCTGTTGAGCCGAAAGCCCTAACAAAGTCGCCCATGTCGGCTAACGTAACAGGGATAAACGCAGGACCTTTAAGAGATGTTCCGATTATGCCTGCTGGAATTCCAACTGGTTGTACGGTGCGAGGACCGCTTAGATCGATTTCTCTTGATGTTACGCCTGCTGATTGAAGATTTATGTCCTGAGCCATCTAAAACTCCCGAAAGTATTGTTCTTTAATATCATCACCATTAAATATCTATCCAGTACTTTAAACGACATCATATTACGTAAATTCTACGCCTGCTGGTGTGATAATAAAATCGATTGCTATGAATTCAACGGCTCTCGTCGGAACTACAGCTATGCGGCCGTTGATTCGATTTGCATTAATATCCGCGTCAGTGTTATTTGTACTGTCCATAATTACGCTAAAGCTTTCTATGCCCTGTGCTGCCTGAATGATACCAAGCTGTAATGCCGATTGTTTTACAAAGTTATTACGCGTTTTTGCGTTATTTGGCTCAAACACAATACCAAGGGCAATATTGCCGATTATTCGTTTAACCTCAAGCAACATTCGTCGGACATTAATACGATCCAGCGCGGATCGGCGCTGTTGAAGTGTTTTCTGTCCCCAAATTACAAATCCTTCGCGAGGGAATGTTGCTATGGGATTTATACGTGATTCGTATAGCCTATCACGGTCGCCAGAAGACAACCGCACATCAACATTCTTTACAAAGCTAAGTGCTGCTCTGTTAAAGCCGGCTGGCGCAAACCATGGGAATGCTACGCGATCGTTGAAGCCAAGTGCTGCTATAGCAGCTATGGACGATGGCACAGTAACGCGGCGGGTGTTTATTACATCATCCAGCTGTATGTCAGGAAAATATGTTGCAGCATAGTTGTTGTCTACTGCTCTGTTAACGAAGTTTTCTTCTGTTTTTTCAACATCGGGTTTAACAGTTCTATCATAAAATAGCCGGTTTCCACTTTCATCATACTGGGGTATATCCATCAAGTATATGGCTTTGCCATAGTCTCTTGTAGAGTCGGCAGCGTGGTTAGTAACAAGTGGTTCACGTACTCCAGGTATAGCAAGGATGTTAGTGTTAACTGTCCAGGGATCAGTCATCATGTTAATTGCTGATCTGTATGACATAACACCATTATTATCTTTACCTGTGCCATTGCAGTTATACGCTAAGCCCGGTGATTGAAATGTAAGCGAGGCGCCGCCACCTGTTTCTACTGATGTTGCTTTGTCATTCATGCGCGCACTGTTTTTGTCAAGTATATTGTTACCGTTAAAGCCACCATACATTGGTAATGTAAACTTGTTGTAATCAATAAAGCGATTAAAATTGAACGAGGATGTCTGTGCCAGTAGTGTACCCATGCTCAATCTTCCCGATAATACACCATCATTAATGGTATAATTGGTGCTATCGGGGACAGCATTTCTTATATAAGCTGCCTCGCGCATATGGTCACCCACGCTTGCCGTTAAATCTGTTAACGCAGTATTGCGTAGGGCAACCCGGCTCATAGAGAAACTATTATTATTAAAGGTGTTAACTGCGGATCCAGTCACTAATGCATCCAGTTTTTCTATACCACTAAATTTTGTTAATGACGTAAAGAATTTATTTGGTACCGTACTAAGGTTGGGATTAAGAGCGTTTGTATTGCGTTCAAATTTTGCGCCCCAATAAAAATCTGTGTATGCTATTTCAGTTGTACCTGGATTTCCTGCTGGACCTGATGTTGCAACAGAATTTTTAGTAATTTTAAAGCGGGTCGGAATAGGAGGCATTATTGAGCCTGATAAGCCGGTATTATCAGTAGGAAGGGGGCTGCTTAAGCCCAATCTTGTAGAGCCCTTTGCTAATGGTGTGTCAGTAAGGCTGTTATTTGTCTTAAGAAGCTTAAGTCCGCTATAACCAAATGGGAGTGCATTGTTGGGGACCAAGCCTCGCTTATGGTCCGTGCTCATTACTATTCGTATAAAGTTGGATTGATTGGCATATTTGCCCGTGACTACAATTCTGCGTTCTGACTCTGTGTCTGCGTCAAAGTCAAATGTCGCCTTAACATCACCTTCAACATCATTATCAGCAAATCTTCTAACCTGTAGGGTGAAGGTGCCAAATACATAAGCAGGATCAGAAGATGCCTTAAGGTTACTAATTGATATTTTATATTTGCTGTTTGAGAAATCACCATCGTCAAGCGATTCAACATAAAAAAGGCTGTATTCTTTTGTGCCATATGGCTGAGATACGATAGGGGGGGTTCTAGGTGTGGTGTAGCGGGTGTTAAAATGTCCGTAGAGATTTCTAAAAAGCATATTAGGATCACCTGAGGTGGATGAAGCTAATGCTGAGCCTGAAAGTGTGCCTATACTATTAGTATTGGTTGACACTTCTGCTACCTCATGGTCAACGGCGTAATCTGCAAAAAGAAAATGTTTTTCCTCTGAAAAGGTTTCTGGGTCAGTATTAAGCAGGTTTGCTATATAACTTGCGCTGTTTGGATTTAACGAAGCGCTTAATATTCGTACACCAGGTATGCCATCATCATTGCCGTAACTAAGTCCCGCAGACGAGGATAATACTATCTTGAATTCACCCGATGACAGTGTTGCAACATCATCTATCTCAGCTGACGCCATTGCAGCTATTGCATCTTGGTTGCCGTCCAGCAAAAACATCTTTGTGTCTGATGCAAGAAAAACTGAGGCGCGCAACAGGTTCATGGCGTTAACGTTACCAATACTATTGTTGTCCGAAAATATTGGCATGCCAAAAGCTTCGTTTGTTGTGGCATCATGGACTGCAGCAATAAACTGTACACAACCTACGTGGCCGCTACGTTGGCCCGCTGGATCATCAGATCCTGTTACAATAAATCCAGCATTTTTTACCTGGCCAGTTAACTGTGTATTGGCGATATCTGTTAACGAATCGTTTGCGCCGGCGCCCAAAACCCTCATATATGTCAGCGCTTTACGGCTTTTAAGAAATTCACTTACAGCGTATGGACCAAACTTTTTTGGATCTAAATTACCAAATTTTGTTATGAAGTCAGCAAACGAGCCCAGCATCACAGGCACAAACGCTGGCCCTCTAAGGGCCGTACCAATAACACCAGCCGGTGTTCCAACTGGATGTTGTCTTTTTTCCGCTAGGTCAATTTCTCTCTCAAAAAATCCGGGTGATTGAAATGTCTGTTCAGCCATCTATATTGTACTCCATTGACTTTTTCGAACTATAAATATCAACATAAAATTCAAATATCAGTTGCGAGCATGAGTTTAATATTAACATTATAGTTCTTTTAATACTGATTCTCCTACATTTTTATCAAGCGATACTACACGAAAGTGTCTTTTGGCATCCTTATTTGTAAATGGATTTTTAACTGTCTCATAATAGGAAATGTATTTAAGCCGCTTGTCTGAC